GTTCCAGCTGAAACTGTTCCTGTATAACCAGTAGTATCGGTAACAAGAAAGTCTCTGCTAGTCCAGTCAATTTTAGAACGGTCTTCTAAGAAACGAAAAACCGAATCATCAGTAGGTACTTTGCTTACTTTGCTTAAGTATACGAAAAAGGGCGATTCTTCTGGTGAGAGGTCTGCTATTCTGTCCCCAAAGTTATATAATCGTCTAACGTCAGGCGTAGTACCATGAGCACTTGCGTGACTATTTGACGAAGCTTGGACGACATCTGTAGTTTTTAACCCACCTTGAGTAATTGCCATTTTACACTCCTTTTTTGTTTAAGATTTACGGTAATCTTCCATGAGTATTAGCTCCCATAATTCCATCCCAAGCTGAATCCGTATCATTTTTTGGACGCATTCTTGGGTCTTGGCCTTGTATGGCCCCAGGACTTTGGGGAGCTTTCTTGGAAGCTCTTACCGCTTCAAGTGAGTCGTAAACGCCCTGAGATGCTTTTTTACTGTTGACATCCTGCCAAAGTTTCACAAGGTTATCCAAACCGACATTTTCTTTCGGTTGGGTAACGAACTGTAAAAATTCTTTAACATCGTCATCGGGCATCTTATGAACGTTCTTTAACTCATTAATCGTGTTATTCAAAGCAATAGACTCATTCATTTGAGACATATGACCTTCAATAGCACGTGACACCGACTTGCTCTCCTGAGCGGTTCTCATTTGATAAGACGGTGAATCCGGCTTGTAATAGGCGTCCCAAGGATTAAATTCTTCCTCGGATACCTGCGGAACTTCTTCTATCTGCTGATTAACAGTTGCGGCCTGATTATTCTGCTGCATCTCCACTGCAGTACCAAGAGCATCTTCAAGTTTAGTCAAACTTGTCTGTGACTTATCATATAATGATTGCCACTTTTTGCTTTCGTCCTCCCAGTCTACGTGTGAAGTCTCGCTATCCAAAACAGGCTGAGGGACACCATCGTATCCAGCCTCAGTAAATGCACTATTATCATCAGCAAAAGGATTAATTTCCTCAGTCCCAGCTACAACATTATCAATAATGTCCTCGCTGGAATTTGCTTCAGCTATGTAATCTTCCATGATTTTCCTTTCTACAATGTTTCGAGTTCTTCAGGAGCAGAACCGGCGCCTTCTTGCATATTTTCTACAATAGGCTTCAATTTCTCCAACTCGAACTTCACTGTATCGGCAAACTTATTTGTTTGCACTTTCTTTTCTGCTTTTGCGTCTGACCGTACTTCAGACAAGTCTCGTTTGAATTTCTCAACCGCGACCCGCTTCTTGTCTTGGACAGACTCCCTTTGTGCCGTTTGCAGGTCTCCCCGCAATTCTTTAACTTGCTGTTGCAACTGTTCATTAGCTTGTTGCAACTGAGCAATTTCACCCATTCGTGATAAAATACTTTCTTTATCGAATATCTCTGGGTTCTTCTTTAATACTTCTGTTCTATCAATCAACCCGGCCTGATAAGCTTCAAAGTATACACCATACTCAGCCCACTTACTTGTTGGTAATGTAGAACCTGGTTCAATTCTAACGTCATGTTGTCCAATATTGTTCCTGTCTTTTGCGATATCGATTACTGTTTGGTTCATATCGGTATACAACATATTCACAGATACTTCATTAATATTGTTATTTGGTTGTACCAATCGAAACATCTTTTGGAATGTATAATGACCTTTACAGAATGAATACAATAATCTTCCAATGATATTAACACTAAATTCAATATCCCTTAATTTTGACTTTGGACGCTCAGAACCCAACATCATCATGCGTTCAGTTCCCCGAACTGTATCAGGAGCTTTCTCAGCAAATCCGTGCATCATCTCAGGAAGACCAAAAATAAAATCTATATAAAACTCAGCCTGCTCAATTAACCGATAGAACTCAGAAGCTAACGGTGTAGGGGCTGGATAATGTGGTTCACCCTGAGAAGTATCAATTTCAATGACTGCATTTGGATTTGCCCAATCTCTTTCTAACTGGTCAAGTCCATTGATAGCGCTCCCCAAAGGAACTAAAAGTTTTAACCCGGCAGAAGCTTGAGCGTGTGACAAAGCAAGAGACCACAACTTATTGAGAAGTCTCTGCATTGGTCGAGTCCTTGAAACATCCGATTTTGGATACGGAGTACCTGACCATATGTTTGGTAGAGGAACAATAGGATAAACATCAGTATTGAGAACAGATTCATATAGAACAACTTCACCAACTGTCGCTACCACACCGATACGAGTTTGCAGTACTTCTTCAAAACTCATCAATCCACGCTCAAACACACCGGGATTTTCTTTTAGAAAAACAGCAAATTCTTCGTCGCTAAGAATCATTTCTTCACCGCTACGTGAATCGACTACACGATAAAACGGTACTTTGGTTTTAAAAAACCTCTCCAGTATTTGATATCTTTCAGAACTAAAACTATCTAAATCTTTTGCTTCAGCAGGTGTTTTAATAGACATGCTGTTTTTATTTTGAGCCTCTGGGAAATCTTCTTCTGAATATGAAGAAATTTCCTCAATGAGACCTGGTACTAATTCTCCAGTCTCCTCATCTAACTGGGCCCCTAAGAATGGATATAAATTAACAATTTGGTCACCAGTCAGAATAGTCGATAATATAATTGAATCAGCATCCTGAAAAAATCTATCGCGAGACGATGGTGGTACATAAACACGGAATGGATTGACTGATGTAAATTTAACCTCACCTTTACCAAAGTCCGCTTCATTATCAATATAAACATACAAATATCCTAGTCCTGTAACAGCATAATCATGAATAGCATCCTTCATGTGGACATCGCCGCTAGATATCTGCCACACATACCCTAATATTGTTCTCCACGCTGAAGCTACCTTAGTATCAGAATCTTCTCTTGGAATAGCTGTAAAAACAGGAGGCTTAGCTGTAATAACGCTTTTTAGCTTTTCAATAGCAGGTGATATCCTATCCATAGGAACATCAGCCTGATTCCTAGATTGCAATTCATCGGATTCAGCATCTGTAAAATGATTCCCATGATAGAAATCTATATCACTGCGAGCTTCTATTTCCCAATCAGCCCTAGCATCCCGCCACCGCCTATGCAGTTCTTGGTTCTCTTTTGCTGATGGATGTTGTTCTAATGCCATATTAATGTGACTTATGCTTCGCTATTAAATTAAATATAAATATGTTGCAATCAAAGGAAAAAACGCTAAAATCGTCTAAAAGTTCCATTTTATCGTCTAGCACCTGTCATCCAGTTATAATATCCCTTTAATTTGCTACCGCCTTTCTTACCAGAACGCATCTCACTTACAGAGATTGCAGTACTAAGTGGAGCTTTGGAATAATAGTCTGCATAGTACAATCCGTCCATAAGGTCATCATTCTTAGGAACAGGATGTTCAAACATCTCATCTACCAATTCAGTCATTTCTCTACGAACATATAATTTTTTATTATTTACAATCGGGCCGAGTGAAGTTTCCAATCTATCTGCCTTCTTAATACCCGGTGGAGGTTTAACTCCTTTAAAAATTCCCGGTATCAGTCTTCTATCAGCTGCAGCCATCCTTGTAACCATATCACGTACCATTTCCTGAGCAGCGACTGTTTCTATGGTAACTCGTCTTACAGGAGTATATTTACGAGCCATATCGATAATTTTCTGTGGTAAATCAAATGTTGGTATTCTTTCACGATAATATTCCAATACGTATCGATTCTTATTTGCATCAATCCCAATTACCATAATAACCTGAAAATCAGAACGTTGTGTCGCAGTAGCAGCAATATCAACACCGATATAAACATTAATCGGAATTGCTTCGTTTCTAAGGATAAGATACGAATAATTATCAACAGACTTAAATGCACCGTCATGATACTGTATTCTATCTGTTTTAAACGCTGCTGATGATAAATCACGAGCATCGTTCATATATTCCTGTGCAAACTTGTTTACTAGACCAGCTTCTATAAATTCACGCTTTTTAGACTCTAACTTGGAAATAGGGAACTGTTCTGGCCAAATAGACTTTTCATCCTGTAATGCTCGATAAAATGTAACATCCCAAGGATATTTACGATTTTCACGCTTTGCAATCCTATTTCCATCAACAACCATCTGAAGGAAACTATCATAATGAACAATAGTCCCACACAACCATATCCATCCTTCACGACCTGGTGTTTCTTCAAGAGCAGGGAATACAGTAGACACAATCCACTTTTTAATTTCACTCCGCCTTTCAGGAGTCTTGGTATTCAGCTCAGATTCAAAATCATCAAGTACAATACCCGTATAACGAACATCAATCTCTGTACGACCACGAAGTCTCTGAGATGTACCCTTTGCTATGAGTCTGTCACCCTTAGACGTTACAATATCTTTTTCAGTCCATCTATTACCAACAGAGTCACCAGCTAAGTTTCCAAAGTAATATCTTATTGATTGATTATATTCTAAATGACTCTTTACATATTTTAGGTGGTCAATAGCCTGTCCCTGTTCCTCAGCCACCCAAGCCATGAAATGTCGTTCACCTTTAGGAGCAAAACAAATTTTATGAAGAATAGCGGCCTTTGACAGAATAGATTTACCAAACCCTCTTGGAAGTATATTACATATTCTTGAGCCTGGTTCTGTTGATATTAATTTTTTACCAACTTCTTTATGGAATGTGGGAGAAGCGCTTTTATTAAGGAAATCAGCTGGCAGAAAAGCCCTGCCAAAATAAAGCAAGTCATTATAAGAACGAGCAAGAACTTTATCCTTCTCCTTTAATTCTGATGTGATATTTATTTCTTTACTTTCCACAGGTTAAGCATATCCCTTTACTTCAGAATAAATATCTAATTCTCCAATATCGATTAAATTATCATCATAATCGTATAAAGATGTACATCTAGGACAAATCCATCCTGCAACCGAATTAAACAAGTCCATCAGTACAACCTTCTGATTATCAACCAGAGGTTTATCACAAACAATACATCTGGTCAGTTCACTATGTATTCCAACATCACTTAATGTCAGACTTGTCGTTGATTGTTTTTTCCGCATGTCCAATTACTTTTATATTATCCGTGCTTATACGTTTTAATTGTTCCTCACTAAATCCCTGAAACACGGTCAAAGATTCTGTTTTCTTTTCATTAGGGAACATTCCTGCTATTTTCATCAAAAGCTCAATAGCCCTTAACTTGTCACCATCCTTGCCATCAAGGTTATCAATAACATTTTTAGTCATCTCTAGCAGATAATGTTTAGACGCTCCAATATCACTTAAAATTACTTCAATTTCTTCTGTAACCAATTTTTGTATCCTTTCGGTTTTTAACAGTCCACGAGCTGTTTCCTTAGCGTATTGATACTTATTTGTCGGAAATACACGTAAATACGCATCTGTTGGATTCATTCCCTTTGCAACATACTTTGCAAACAAGAATTCATTATTTGTTGGATTTTCTCGTTCTTCACGAAGTTTTTTACAAAATTTCTTATTTGAGAACGAATATATGTTCTTTGGTGGTACACCACCCATATCAACATTCGGATTCGTAGTGTATGTACCAAGTATCGTTCTAACGTAGCCCATTGCATTGCCATGAGCAGTTTTCATGGTACTACGTCTTAGAATCTTACAAACTTGTAAATCGTCAGTTACAACCCATTCGCCCTCATTAGCTTTTCTCCAGTCAGACAAAAGTTTCTTTTCTGGGTAGAAATTACGAAACTCGTCCACACTTTCATACAGAACCTCCTGATTACGGGAAATTGTCTTTGTTCTCACCTATACTACTCCCAAACCTGTTGATTAGACGAGCCCAACGCCGCCCCTCCGAGTATAGGTGGTTAAGGAAACAGTAATCATAGTTACTCCTACTCGTTTCCATCTATCGTCTGCCCCCAGACGAAAGTCTTCCCGTTGTGGATGTCAACAACATCCATTCTAAAATCTCCTGTAGGGAACCAGTCTATAATACCAAATGCATGTGCCCAATTATGTAGTCTACCACGCAACCACTTGTTTTGTTCCCTAGACATATCTTTTAAACATCCCATACTCCAAGAGCCAATCGTTCCACCAAGCTTTGTTCCGGTTATACGCTGTATATCGTGTGTATGACCATAAACAATATTTGCACCATAAGAGTCAAGATGCTTCTTTGCATGGTTAACAGTAGCAAATGCTCCATGTATGAATGTTAATTTACCAATTTTAAGTGGATAATTGTACGGCAGGTACTTATATCCTCTTTCGTCCCACTTGCAAGCTTTCTTAAATGTATAATCCTTCATATACGGG